GCCTAAGATCTCTAGAAAAATGTTGGATGATAGCTCAATTAACATTGAAGCTTGGGCAGCTAATAAAACAGACGACATCCTTCGTAGAACAGAAAATACATCTTTCGTGTCAGGTAATGGTGTAGCTAAGCCAAAAGGATTCCTTTCATATGATGCATGGGCAGTTGCAGGTGCTTACGAAAGAGGGAAGATCGAACAGCTTGATTCAGGCAGTAACGGACTATTTACAGCAGACTCTATAAAAATTTTACAAAATTCTTTGAAAGAGCCTTACCAATCTCGTGCAGTATTTATGTTGAAGCGAGCATCTTGGACAGGTATTTCTACTTTAAAGGACAGCAACGGAGCGTATCTTTTAGACCCTAGATCATTGAAAGATGGTGATACTTTGAGATTGTTAGGTAGCCAAGTGATTTTCGCAGATGATATTCCAGCACAAGCAACTGACGCACTAGCTATGGCATATGGTGATTTTCAAGTAGGATATACTATTGTAGATAGACTAGGAATTCGTGTTTTGAGAGACCCTCTAACCGACAAAAGGTATGTTAAATATTACACAACTAAAAGAGTGGGCGGCGCCGTAACCAATTACGAAGCAATCAAACTTTTAAAATTATCAGCTTAATAGAGGAATTATGGCAGTTAAAGAAATCACAACTAACCTAAGGCAAGAGATTGCCTTAGCTCCACAAACTCTTACTACAGGGACTCAGACAGGTAATATCATCGACGTACAAGATGCTGATCCAGGAGTTATGTTCACAATCTTCACAGGAGCATATACTAACGGTACTTTTACACCAACCTTGTTTGAGTCAGACGCTGCTGATATGGCGGGTGCCACTGCGGTAGCTGATTTAGAATTAGTAGGTCAAGACCCAACTAGTTCAGATACTCCTGAAGTACAGGCAGTTATTTCTGCAGCGAACAAGATTAAGAAACTTGGGTACACAGGCGTTAAGAGATATCTTAGACTAACTATCGTAACTACTTCCGCTGCTGCTGGAGCAGTTATTGGAAGTATAGTAACTAAGTCAATGGAAACAAAACCAGTTGAAGTAGTAGCGTAATTGTGGACGTAAAAATTACTTCAGAAGGAAAAGTATATGAAGGTGTCACGACTCTTCATGTGTTTTCTTCTGAAGATATTGATAAGGTTTTTAATTTTCAGCCTAAATTCGCAGGAAGACTTGTTGAATTAGGAATGGCTGAGGATGTTTCTAAGCCCAAAGAAATAGAAGTTCCAGAAGTAAATCTAGAAGTTCCTAAAGTAAAGCTAGAAGTTCCAAAAGTAAAGCTAGAAGTTCCAAAAGTAAAGCTAGAAGTAAAGACAACTAAGAAACAAACAAACAAAAAGAAATGAAATGAAAATTAAATAATATACAACATCTTAAATGAGTCTTCCAACCTTTTATTCCACATCCTCAAACATAGGCAACATTAAACCCGTTAACTATGTTCTAGTAACAGGACCCGCGGGGCTCGCAGTATCTCTAGACTCCGTAAAAACACACCTAAAAATCATAGGAACTGACGAAGATGTTGAGTTAACAGATATAATTAAAGCAGCTACCACCTTTGGGGAAAAAGTAACTGGTAGAGATTTTATAAACAAAACGTACGCTACATATTTAGATTGCTTTCCAATAGGGTCAGTGAATGGCGTAACCATTCAAAAGTCTAAACTACAATCAGTTACGTCAATAGAATACTACACAGCAGGCGTATTAACTACGTATAACTCAGTAAATTATTATTTCACAGAAGATAGTGAGTACTCTTCAATATATTTATTGGAAAGTAAGTCATGGCCTTCAATAGACAACAGGCGACAGGCAATAAAGTTCACATTTGTGAGCGGTTATGGAGCTACTGAAACGGATGTACCTGAAATAATTAAAAGAGCGTTGTTGGCACATATAACCGACTTATATGAAAATAAAGGGGATTGTTCGGACTGTGATGGAGAATCTATTTCTAAGCAAGCTGAGGCACTATATAAGCCCTGTATTGTATCTACAAACCGATTTAGAATAATATAATGGCATGTAAAACAATTGGATATAAGAAATGGAAACTTTGTGCTTCTAATCTAAAGAATAAAATAGTTATCCAATACCCCGCATCAATATCCCTTAATTCCCCCGACTCCAATGTAGGGAGTTCTTTCATAGAGGTGTTCACTGCGTGGAGCATGGTGAAAACAAGACCAAGTAGAGACGGCTTCTTCGACCAAGTCAATCTAGCCAATTCATTGAATATAGATTTTTACATCAGGTACACCACTCAATTAGATATTGATAGAGAAATATGGGTACTTTTTAATGATCGTAGATACAAAGTTGAAATTATAGAAAATATAGAAGAACTTAATAAAACATATAGATTAGGGGCGGTAGTTAAAGGCCCTCAATCAATAGCTGCAAACCAAAGGTGAGTAATATAATCACACTGGAGATTGAAAACCAAGACGAGGTTATAAAGTTTTTTGAAGATATGCCTATCTACGCTAAGCGAGCCTTCAAACGAGGGTTTGATATCTCAGGTAGGGAGCAGACAGACTATATTAAAAAAAGAATGGGAAGACGGGATAAGACCGGAAACCTATATACTAGGCATGTAGGCGCTGCAGGGGCTCTACTTAGTAAACCCTTAACACATGTCGCTTCGGCTCCTGGGGAATCTCCCTCAGTGATAACGGGAGCTCTACGGGGTTCTGTGGGATATACTGTTGCCGGATGGGATTCTATGTATGTTGGGGCAGGTAGTCGAGACGTTCAATACGCGAAAGTACTTGAGGATGGAGGAGCATCCCCTGCTAGTTTTGAAAAAGTGAATTTCAAGGGAGGATTCATCCAACCCAGACACTACCTTAAAAAAAGTACTAGACTATTCGCTCCCCAAGTACGGGACGAAATCAACAAACAACTTAATGGTATGATGAAAAGAAAAGGAATGGAGCCAACAAGATGAAGGGTGTAGATGTTTCGAACAGACTAAAGCAGTTTCTACCTTACTACACCAATGAATTCAGTACTAACTTTGTAATAAGTAGCCTAACTAGATCAGGCACTACAGTTACGGCAATAACTTCAACCCCTCACGGATTAGCAACCGGTAACTATGTAACTGTTTTTGGAGCTAAACAAGCAATACCGATAACCTCTCTAACTAGAGTAGGTACGTCAGTCAATCTTGTTTCCACATTGGAGCATGGGTTTGTCGATCCTAGTAAGTATGGTAAGTCACTTAGATCATCACTGACAGTAGAAGTAATAGGGGCAACTCCCTCGGAATATAATGGGACTTCCCAATTACTTACAGTCACCGACCAAAATAACTTATCATTTGAGATATCAACGACACCAACTACTCCAGCTAGTACACCAGGTACATTACTAATTAGAGACCAGGGACAGTTTAACAGGTACACCGACGTAGTAGTTATCGACACTACTACTTTCACCTACGAAGTTGGGGATACAGGAGGACTAACTGCAGGAGGAACCATTGGGGTGAATGTTTCATCTAGAGTTGGGTATGCGGCAACAACACAAGCAGTTGAAAAATTCTACACGCCAGATATAGAACGGGCACTACAAAGTTGGATGTTTGTAGTGTTGAACGCAAAAACCACTGAACGAGATGGTGTAACTGCTACAGACACTCAAACACAAACTTATAGAAATGTAGAGTACTATTATCAATCCTCCCAATTCTTTTCTATTTATGTTTTTCTGCCCTGTAAAGATCAGTTACTGGCCGGTCCTGCTTCAGACCTAGCTAGAGAACTAGAGTTGCCTATCTTAAAGACCTTAGCCAACTTTCAGTTTAGTAGTGTTTTATGCGATGAGGTTTACCAACCAACTATCTATTTGGGGAACGAGCCTGAGAATCTATTAGGATCCCACTACATTCATAGATATGATTTTGCCGCAAAAGGATTGGTCCAAGAAGGAGACACTTATGATAAAAGCGATGGAACACTCCTTAAAGAAATTAATATAGGATCTTTCGGAACAGTAGATCCTTTCGAATCAATTACATTATTCAACCAATAAACCACATGAGAATACTAATAAATAAAACACTGGGAGCTAAGTTCCAAAAAGGTACTGAGCTAGATTTAAAAGTAGATAAAGAAGATGTACCTCTCCAACTATTCTGGAGAAAGCAACTTGCGGCCTCTGAAATTGACAAGTGTATTACAGTGTTAGACAATACAGCTAAACATATTTTAAAAAAGACAAAAGGTAAAGGTAAATAAATGGCAGCTAGCTTTCCAAAAGTAACAGCAAATATTAATTCCGCAGATCTGGCTGCTGTACCTGGAGCTAGAAAGATTTTAGTTGTTGGTCAACTGTTGGCTGCAGGATCTTCCGCAGACGGTGCTTTACAAACTGATATTAAATCAGAACTAGAATTCAACACATTATTTGGACCAAAATCTCACATCGCAAAGATGGGTAGAGGATTGATAAAAAATCTTTCTATCTCAAGTGATAGACCTCAAGTAGATGCTATTGGATTAGCTGATGCAGGCGGAGGTACGGACGCTACTGGCTCATTTGCTTTCTCAGGAACGTCTACCGCGATTGGAACATTGAAAATCTACGTTGATTCCAAGAAAAACAATATATACAGCATAGACATAGCCGTTGGAGATACTGCAGCAGAAGTTGGAGCTGCTCTGGCAGCAGCTATCACAGCAGACGT